TAAGTGGAGCAGATATTGTTAAAGTGGGCATCGGTCCTGGGAGCGTTTGCACAACTCGTATTCAAACTGGCGTGGGTTATCCTCAGCTTAGTGCTGTTATTGAGTGTGCTGATGCTGCTCATGGCCTTGGCGGACACATTATCGCTGATGGAGGATGTACTACTCCAGGTGACGTTGCTAAAGCCTTTGCTGCCGGTGCTGACTTTGTAATGCTAGGAGGCATGTTAGCAGGACATGATGAAGGTGGTGGAGAAGTAATAACTAAAACATATGAATCGAATGAACTTCTTGATGAAGGAGATGGGTATTATGCTCCGGTTTATGACAAAAAACAGTTTGTGCAATTCTACGGTATGAGTAGCGAAAGTGCAAATGATAAGCATTTTGGTGGTTTGAAAAACTATCGTTCATCAGAAGGTAGAACAGTTTTAGTTCCTTATAAAGGATCTGTAGCTAATACTATACAAGAGATATTAGGAGGTATAAGAAGCGCTTGTACATACACAGGAGCTCTTAAACTTAAACAACTAAGTAAATGTGCTACGTTCATCCGATGTACTCAAACTCATAATTCAGTCTATGAATCTTCCACTATAGGAAAATAATTTAGTTTTCCTGGAAATAACAGTTGCACTTAGTACAAAAAGAGTATATAACTATTATATCAAATGAAGGAAAATAGTTATGCAATTATCATTTAACCGCGACATCGAAGAAAACGTAGCACGCTTTGACGTTATCAAAGAAGGTGAAATCGTTGCTTCTGTAGATCAGTACTTTGATTATGGTGATACTCTTTGCGAAGTAGAGGTTGTATCTGGTGAATTAACAGATGAAGAGGTAGATCTTATCTTTGAAGATGGTTGTGTGGAGTATATCTAATGGCTAAGGATCTTACAAATGAAGTTGCAGCGGTATGTGCAGCACGTTCTTTAGAAGCAAAGAAGATAGCTATGAAAGCTCTTATTGAATCTTCTCATGCTAAGAAAGAAACTAAAAAATTATTTAATGTAAAAGTAGATATGATACAAAGTGCATCTAAACTCGATAAGATGGCTACTGATTATCTTCTATCAGGTGAAGGAATGAAAGTAAAATGTTAGACTATAATGTTGATATAGAATTTGTAATTGACGATGAGGATGTATGTATGGATACTACAGAACACAAATTTACCACGGTAAAGGCGCCTTATAGTGAAGATGTAAAAAATTTAGTATGGAAAGCTTTTAAACGTGATCTAACTGAAAAGCATGGTACATCTGGAGCAAAGGGTGTGTTTTACGAAAAGGAGGCTATTAACCATATTCGTAAAGATAATCTATTTGATGCTAGAGGGGTTATTGATTACGGAGAAGACCCTATTCGTCAGCGTGAAGGAGTAGATCTTCATGTTATCGGTAAAGACGGGTCTATGAATTCATTACAAATTAAAGGAGGTTGGAGCTCTATTTCTTATGATAAATCTACTAAGAGCTTTAATGTAACTGTTCCTAAAGATTTTATGAGTTACAAATATACTAATCAATATGTTATGAATGTAAGTTTTAAAGGTGATCATTATGTTCTTTATGACAAGAACGAAATGGATGACTGGTTGACTTATAATAAAGAATCGTATATAATGACAAGATCAGGTTACATTATTAATATTCGTAAGTTACCTGATTTTGTAAAAACTAGTTTTAAGGTATGGTAATGAAGATAGCTCATGAAGCACCGCTTAGTATCTTTGATAGGGTACAAGTATTAACCGATTATGATTACGCACTCGTTCATCTATTTGAGGAGAACGAAGAGTATTATAATAAATTTGTAAAGGCTAAGAAAGATGGAAGAGAAGTCCTCCTCGATAACTCTATCTTCGAGCTGGGAACAGCTTTTGACGGAGATGTATACGCTGATTGGATTGTTAAGCTCCAGCCAGATTGGTATATCGTTCCAGATGTACTCGATAATGCAAGCGCTACTATTGATAGCTTTGATCGTTTTGTTTCTACATATGCTGGGCTTCCTGGTCAGATTATTGCTGTCGCTCAAGGGAGTACTTATGATGAGCTTGTTACTTGTTATACTCATCATGCTAACAACCCCCTCGTAGATAAGATTGCTTTGTCGTTTAATCATCCGTTCTATCAAACAGATTATAACTTTCTTGAAAGTAATAAATACTTTAAGATGATGAATGGTAGACAGAATACCATTGCTAATATGTTGAAAGATGGGGTAATCAATACCAGTAAACCTCATCATCTATTAGGTTGTGGATTACCTCAAGAGTTTACAGCTTATAGAGATCATAGATGGATTGATTCTATGGATACATCTAATCCTATTATTCATGGTATGAAGAATATTATCTATAGTCATTATGGTCTGACCGATAAAGAGTCAGTTAAACTATTTACTCTTATTAATGAAAATGTAGTTGATAAATGGAATGATATCGAATATAATATAAAAATGTTTCGAAAATTATGTAATGGATAAGATATGTGGTTTGCTCTCTTTAGTCAGTCTGGCTCTGAAATAGTATCGGTTGCTCGTCATCTAGGTAGATGGCCTGATTATATTTTTACTGATAATAAAGATAAAAAAACTTGGCATCGAGATCTGCAGAGGCATTCTGCTGTATCGATTGTTAAGCATAAGGATATGAAGAGAGAGATAGAGAGTAATATCTCTATGTTTCAAGGGCTACGAGGAACTACTCCTATTGTTACTCTTCATGGTTATCTTCGTATTTTACCTGAAATTGACTGTGAAGTTTATAATGGACATCCAGGTGATATAATTAAGTATCCTGAGCTAAAAGGTAAAGATCCTCAGCAGAAAGCTTTGGATCTTAAACTACCATCTACTGGAACTATTATTCATAAAGTGACAGAAGAAGTTGACTCTGGTGAGATAGTATCATATAATACTCTAAAGATAATGGAGCAAGATACTGTTATTACTCTTAGCAATGCGTTACGTAGTTTATCTATTTCGTTGTGGATTGAATTTTTAAAGGAGAGATTTGTTGAAACTATTTAAAGGTGAGGTAGAAGAGTCTGATGATCCTAGACCTAATCATTATAGTCAGAAAGAAGGGCATGTAGAGTGTATTAAGGTTATTAAACAGCTATGTCAGGAGCATCAGAATGATCCGTATACTGATTATAATCGTTATCAAGCGTTTAAGTATCTTTGGCGTTTAGGTCAGAAAGATGATGTGCTGTTAGATATTAATAAAGCTATTACGTTCTTAACGTTTGCTAAAGAAGCTATTGAAGAGGAAAGAGCTAAAGATGGATGAAATTGAACAGATCGCTAGTAAAGTCTTAGGTAAGACTTCTGACGGTAAAACTATGATGCGTTACGAGACGCCAGAAGAAGTAGATAAAACTCTGCTTGTTGGTATTCCTCGTTATCTCAATCGAACTCAGTATGACTTAGCAGGTAATGAATTTCACGGTATCGATACTTGGAACTCTTATGAGTTTAGTTGTTTGTTAGATAATGGGTTTCCTATCTCAGGGTGGCTTCGTTGGTCATATTCTTCTCATTCAGAAAATATTGTAGAGTCGAAGTCTGCTAAGCTATATTTGAACTCTTTTAATATGGCTAAGATGGGGTCTACTGTAACAGCTGCTATCATGAATATTGAAGAAACTGTATGGAATGATATGTATGAGATTCTTGGTTGTGAGGATCATTCAGATCTACATGTAGCTTTACATATTAGCGAAGATGCTGGTTATGCTAAACCGATGGCAGGTAGCTGGACTCAACTAGAAGAGCTAGTAGATGTTGAAAATGTTGATTTTAGTCACTATAATGAAGATCCTAATATTATAGAGTTGCATCATGATGATGAAGGTATCTCATGTAAATATGTTTCTAACTCTCTACGCTCGAATTGTCGAGTAACTAATCAACCTGATTGGGGAGATATATACGTATATGCAAAAGGTGATAGAGTACCTACTGCTGAATCTCTTTTACAGTATGTTGTATCAATGCGTAAAGAGAATCACTTCCATGAAGAGATTTGTGAATGTGTATACAAACGTCTGATGGACCTGTTAGACCCCTCAGAGCTTGTTGTCGCGTGTCTCTATACACGTAGAGGCGGTATAGACATTAACCCTATTAGAGCATCTAATCCGGAACTATTATATTCGCATTCTATTGCAGATGCTTACTCTCTTTCCTCAAAGACTATGAGGCAATAGTGGTTTATGAAAGCTAACCACTTTAAACAACACACCGCTTTCTTATTGGAGAACTAAATGAAAAATATTGTTGTATCTTTATCTGGAGGAATGGATTCCTCTACTTTGTTATTGCGTGCTATTAATGAAGTTGGAGCTGATTGTGTGACAGCTCTATCATTTGATTATGGTCAAAAGCATGTATGTGAATTAGAGCGCGCTCAACAATTAGTAAACTATCTAGAAAGTTTTGGTCATAAGATCAAATACCAAGTCATTAAACTTGATGGCTTGCAAAACCTTCTCTCATCTACTTTGGTAACTGGTGGCGCAGAAGTGCCAGAAGGTCATTATGAAGAAGAAACAATGAGAGAAACTGTAGTCCCTAACCGTAATAAGATCTTTGCTTCTATTGTGCAAGCTGCAGCTCTTTCTCGGGTAAAGGATACAGGTGAAGAGACAGCTATTGCTCTTGGCATTCATGCTGGAGATCATGCTGTCTACCCTGATTGTCGTCAGGAGTTTCGTGATGCTGATGATGCTGCATTCCGTGAAGGTAATTGGGATGCAGAAAAGGTGACTTATTTTACTCCTTACTTAGAAGTAGATAAGTTTGATATTCTGAAAGACGGTGAATTACTATGCGATGCTTTAGGTTTACATTTTGAAGAGGTATATAAACGTACTAACACTTCTTATAAGCCTATGCAACATGCAGGTGTTTGGTATTCAGATTATAAGAGCTCATCTTCTGTAGAGCGTCTCGAAGCATTTATTAAACTTGGTCGTCCCGATCCTGTAGCCTATGCTGATGAGACTGGGCCCGTTGAGTATGCAGTAGCTCTTAAACATGCTCAACAAATTTTAGCTTAAGGAAAAAATAATGGAACTAATTAAAAAATACTTTAACTTCGGTGATGAAGACAAATCGCTTATTGTAAAGCTAGTAGGTCTTCATCTAGTAATTATCGCTTTAGCAAATTATGTAGTACAATTTAACGGAGTTATTCCAGTACTGGATCTTAACTTTACTTGGGGTATGTTTGTATTCCCTCTTATTGTAGTTGCTACTGACTTAACAGTACGACTTACAAATAAGTATGTTGCTCGACAAATTATTGCGATTGCATTTATTCCAGCTATGATTATTAGTAGCTTTATTGCTACTCCTATGATTGGTATTGCATCTGGCTTTGCATATGCAATTGGGTTAATGCTAGATGTTTCAGTATTTCAAAGAGTTAGAGAGCATTTAACCGATATGTGGTGGGTAGCTCCTGCTATCTCTACAGTGTTTGCAAATATCTTGGATACCTATGCATTCTTCTGGGCAGGCTTTGCATATGGACCAGACGAGTTTATGAGAGCAAATTGGTTTGAAATCGCGTCAGTAGATGTTGTATTTAAAATTATTGTATCCTTTGTAGTATTCTTACCTGTGTATGGATTGCTTCTACGTGAGCTTCGCAAACGTATAACAGTAGGAACCGGAGCTTAAAATAAAAATGCCAGCCTTTTGAGAAATCGGCTGGCATTACTTTGTTCTATATACTATAATAAGCTTAAGGAGATAAGCTATGGCTATGAGACATATTATGGGTGAGAAGAGTACGAGCTCTCTTACTAATGTACTACCTAAAGATATTCAACCTAACGCTGTTGATCTACGTCTAGGTAGAGTACTGGAGATTCTTGATAATGACTTTGTAGTCGATGAGACGCAGAAGGTTCATAGAGGATCTAAAGAAGTAGAAGTGTTTGAAGATGGATACTGGTATCTGTATCCAGGTGCATATGAAGTAATTATGGAGAATGAAATTGAAGTTGGAATGGGCGAAGCCGGGTTCGTTATCACCCGCAGTACTCTTAATCGTAATGGGGTTCACCTTACTACTGGTCTCTATGATACTGGCTATCATGGGGTTATGGCTGGGGTCATGCACGTAACGTGTGGTCGTATGAAGGTTAAACCTGGTACTCGTATTGGTCAATATCTTTGCTTTAAAGCTGAGTCTTTACATAAATATGATGGAGACTATGGGAAAGGCAAAGACCATGATAAGAAGTACGAATAATGTATACAGTTGAGATGGACCTTGATGAAATAGAGATCACAGTCTTAGATGATAGCGGTCGCTTTGAAGACGTTAAGGTCTTCTCATATGATGATGTTGTCTATATCAGGCAATTTAATAATAAGAATAATAAATGGGACTTAATACAAATGACTCCAGAGATGTATGCAGAGCTTATGACAGCTTGGCAATCACCTGAAGGGTCATTTGTTACTAATTTAAGTAGAAAGTTTTAATTAGATAAATTATACCGCCCATTGCAGCACACGCTGTTAGAGTTAATAAGATGCCAAAGATCCAAGCTATGATTTGTTCTTTCATTTCTTGAGCAGCATATACAGCTTCTTTTTGCTCTTTTCTCATTACCCCTTCAATGTGAACAATCTCTTTCCACGCCGATGGACCATAAACAGCAGATATAAATGAGCGTAACTCTTCTCTCATTTCATCTGCTTTTTTCTTTTGCATCCAAACTTCCATAGCGTTTGCTTGGACTCCTCCTCCTAGCTTTTTCCACCATCTAGGCTTTTCTGCTTTTTGATGAGCGTAGTCTACATCAGATATAGCCTTTGCCCAGTTTCCTAACTGGCCGCTCATATCTTGTATATCCTTACCCATTGCGATAGCTTGCTTTATACCGTTAAACGCAGTAGTAGCCAAGCCAACAGCTGTGACTGGATCAATCATTAACCTCTCCTCATTCCTATTGCTATTTATAGAAAAAAAGTTTCGTGAACAGCCCTTTTTTAGTTGCACTTAGTTCAAAAAGAGTATATGATAATATTATGAAAAAGAAAAATTAAAAATATTGANCCTATCAACTTCATNGAGATTGATGCTACNATTCGTTCTGTAGCTTCTATCTCTAANACGAAAAAAGCTTTATATGCAGATATAAAGAAGCGATATAACTGGAATGATAGTCAGTGTAAAGCAGCTATTGATCCTATTTTGAAACGGGAGTATCCAAAGTTAAAATGACTAGAACTGTTCACTATGTAGGAATGAGCGAAGCGCGTTATCAAGCTGCACGCAGAGTATTCGGAGGTCCTGCTTACTATCACAAGTATATGGATGCTCGAGTATATAGTGAAGTAGGTGATAGCGACGTTGTTGTAATCGGTGATCCTAGAATGCACAAGTATGTATGGGACGCCTCTGCTGTAGATAAGGAGTATACAGATTGAAAAACGAAACTTTTATGTTGAGTAAGCAACAAAATGAAACTGCTGTTATTGCCATGGAAGAGATGGCTGAATTGATTCAGGTGCTATCCAAGGCTATGCGCTTTGGGTACACCCCTGGAGATACTGGAAAGCGTCTGGTTCAAGAGATGGGAGATGTTTTACTTCTTTTAGAACTCTTACAGAATACATTTGGTATTGAAGATGACGAACTTCAAATAGCAATGGATAACAAAAAGTCTAAGTTAATGGCTTGGAGTAGTCTTTATGAGTAAGTATGGTCCTAAAGTATTTGCTGCTGATAGCATTATTACCAAGGGTAACTTCTTGGTTGGTACTATCTGGGAAGCAGTGGCCTCTAATGGAAAAAGTTCCTATAATATTGAAATGAAAGAGAATGGCTTTACTTGTTCGTGTCCTGCGTTTCGCAAGTGTAAGC